CTGCATACCTTCGCCTTGGCGAAGAATAAGGGTGGCAACACCATCAATAGTTTCAGCACCGCTTGGGTCAATGCTAATGACGTTAGTGGCTGCTCCCGTGTTCCAAATCCAGCAATTGAACCCGCTACCCAAAGTAGCCGCAGCAGTCAACGACACAGTGAACGTGCCGCTGGTGCACCTGATGATCTTGCCAAGATCACCGGCAACTATTGTGTAGGCTGCGGTCTTGTTGGAGATCGTCAGAGCGCCTCCGCCACCACCGCCAGATTGGTCAACCCAGTCGTAATCAGTGCCAGTCCATCCCAAAACCTGCCCAGTGGTAGCCGTGCTTGTGTTTAGATGCGCGTCAACGCTGCTATCGGAGTATCCCGCAGGAGGTGTAATCCAGTCGTAATCAGTCCCGTTCCAAGACAGCACTTCACCGCTAGCTGCTGTAGAGGTGTTAAGATGGGCATTAACAAGGGGCTCTACGTTAGCAGCATCAGTGACATCAGCACCGGCTTCAATACCGTCTAGCTTAGTCTCATCAGCAGTTGTAAAAGACGCTGTAGTCCCTGCGAAGACAGCAGAGTAGCCCTGTATAGTAACGCCAATGTCGGAAGACTCTAACATATTAGCGATAGCAGCAGGAGCGAGATAATCAGTTCCTGCAACAGCGGCGGTAATAGTACCTGCACCGTTAGCCTTAACCAGACCGTTCACAGCACCCACAATAGGATCTGTTTCGGTACCTCCAGAAGGAGTATTCCAAAATACATTAGTTCCGTCTGTTGTAAGAACCTTATTTTCGTTGCCTGTTTGCACAGGTAATAGTTCATTTAGAGTCTGAGCGCCTTGTTTAAAGGTGGCAACAACAGACTCCTTAGTTTCTTGGCTAAGGAAGCCTGCGTTAATCTCCTGACCTGACGTAAGGACAATAACAAGAGAGTTATCGAAGTCGATGTAGGCATTTTGAACACCTACACCGTCTAAACCATCAGTACCATCGGCACCATCAACTCCGTTAGTACCGTTAGTGCCGTTTAAGCCGTTAACTCCGTCTTTACCGTCTTTACCGTTCTTACCGGGAGCTCCTGTCTCCCCTTTAACACCCTGTTCGCCCTTATCGCCTTGTAGACCTTGAGGGCCTACTGGCATTTTAAGAACTTCCTGCACACGATTACGCAGAGCCTTAAATTCCCGGGCGAGAATGAGCAAATTAGTGTCAGCCATTAGCTGTATCCTTCATTAAAGATTGAAAAGTTGAATCTTCTGCTTGTTTTGATCTCATCTGAGCAAGGGCGATACGCTCGTTAGAGTCAATATCCTTCTCTTTAAGCAT